TCTGGAACCCGACATAAAAAAAATGGGGTTCCTTTCGTCTTTTTTCAAAACGCCGCCCGATGGTTTTACGGACTCCGAGTTTATGGAGTATGATATTACGCGGAGCGGAATGGAAGTCGCGCCCGTTGTGCGCAACCTTTCCACCGGAGCCGTCACCATTGTTGAGGACACGTTCACAAATAAAAATATACCTTTCCCCGTTATCGCGCTGGACTCCCCGGTAAATATCGCAAAACTTATGAACCGCCAACCGGGTGAAAGCGCCTACCAAGACGAAAAGGTAAACTGGCTCGGTCGGCTTTCAAAAATTCTAGTAAGGCAATTTGCGCGCATGACGCGCATGGTGCGTTACAACATCGAATTGCAAGCCGCGCAGGTTTTACAGAAAGGAACGCTCACCCTTACGGACGAAAACGGCATTGAAACCTATGAGCTTGACTTCAAACCGAAAGCCTCGCATTTCCCGGAGGCCGCTGTTAGTTGGGACGATGAGGACGCGGATATTTTAGCGGATATTACAGCCCTTTCGGACACAATTCAAGCGGACGGGTATTGCGATATAACAACGCTTATTTTCGGTAAAAAGGCATGGGAGGCCGCTTATAAAAACAAAGAATTCAGGGAAGCGGTCAAAAAAGACAACCTCGGCATGGGCGACCTCAATCCGCACCTTGTAAGCAAGGGCGGCAAATTTATGGGCTTTATACACATAGGCGCATACCGCTATGACTTGTATCTTTACAACGCGATATACACGCCGTGGGGCGAAACAACCCCGGTGCATTACGTTGACCCGAACAAGGTTATTTTTCTGCCGGACGTTGACGAGCTTGACTTTAGGCGCATTTTCGGCGGCATACCAAACATTAAAATTGACGCTGTATTTGACCCGATTTTCGGCGGCAAAATCCCGATTGGCAATGAGTATGATTTTCGCGGGCGCGTGTATTTTGACCAACCCAAAGAAACATACGTTGGTGAAATCAAAAGCCGCCCGGCAACAATACCAGTTTCCATTGACCGCTATGGCTGTTTGACCGCCATAGTCGCATAACGCAGGAGGTTATGTATGTATGTAGTAAACAAGGGATTTGCTTTTACAAGCAAGCGCGGAATGTTACAAGAGGGTGACGAAGTTACCGAAAAAGACTTTGTTTCGCATGACGCTTTTATTAAAGCCGTGGCAAAAAATAAAATCGTTGTCGGCAAAAGCAAAGAGCAGATTGCCGCCGATGAGAAAGCCGCCGCGGAAAAGGCGAAAGCCGAAAAAGCCGCCAATGATAAAACCGAGGCGGAAACCGCAATTAAAACGGCGGCGCAAGCAAAGGAAACCGCCGAGGCCGCCCTGAAAGCGGCAAAAGACAGGCTCGCCGAGGCGGAAAAAGGGCTTGAAACGGCAAATACAGCCCGCGCGGACGCGGAGGCGAAAATCACCCCGGCGCGTGAAACTTTGACGGCAATGGAAAAAGGGAGTGAAAAAATCACCCTACAGCGCAAAGCCGTTGCGGACGCGGAGGCGGAGCTTGCAAAAGCGAAAAAGCCCGAAGCGAAAGCCGCGGCGGAAAAATATCTTGCCGAGGCGAAAGCCGACCTCCTTGCCGCGGAAAATGACAATACCGAGTACCGCGCCGCGCTGGACGCTTTTAAGGCGGTAGAAAGCGGGCTTGAAAAAGCCGAAACGGATAAAACCGAGGCGGAGGCGAAACTCGTCAACGCAAAAGAAGCGGTCGCGCTTGCCGAGGCCGAGCTTGCCAAAGCCGCCGCCGCGCTTGCGGCGCTGGAGGGCAAATAAATTGTCAAACGTGCGCGACCTTGCCGCCGCCGACCTGAAAGATATTATTGAGGACGAAAGCGGCGCGGGTACACCTTATACGCTCATCAATGACGCGGGTGAATATCCCGTGGTCGGCACGTTTGGCGACATCGGCTCATTGACCGACCCCATAACCGGGGAGGCAATACAAGACCGCTCAATAGAGGCAACCGTCATTATGGAAACCATTACAGCCGCAGCGGGAAAAATCCCGGCGCGCGGCTGGCGTGTGCGCATAACAGGGCTTGACGGAAAAGAAATCACCTTATACGTCCAGCGCAACGAACCCGACCGCTCGGTCGGGTTATGTCGTTTGACGCTAGGATTACGGGAAAAAGAAAATGAGTAAAGAAACATTTACACCGCAAATAACCGAGCTTATCAGCGAGCCGGATAATATAGAAAAATTGCGCGACCGCGTGGCTTATATCTTGAAGGGTGAAACGCAACACCAACACGCGCTCGCAATGGACGAAAGGGCAAAAGACGCCGAGGACTATAATTTTAAGGTGTTTATTGAAAACGCCCGCCCTTATGACACCGAGGGTGAGTTACCCGCTACACCCTTGTTAAATATCATGCTACAAAAAGCCGCTCCGATGGACGGCAATCCACGCATAGGGGCGCAAAAAGAAAAGGCAATTTTTGTTATTGACTGTATCGCTTTCGGAAATGACGGCGGTGAAACATGGAACGACAAAGTCGCCGCCGCCCGCGCATGGAAAGCCGCCCGCGTTATACGCAGGATTTTAATGAGCGAGCAGTACGCATATTTGGGTTTGCGCGGAGTGGTAGGCTCGCGCAATATCGCGTCCATTGAAACGGGCGTCCCTGAAAACGGCGGAGCCGCCCTTTCTATCGTAACGGCGCGGATTATTTTAGAGGTGCAATTTATGGAATGTGCCATAAGCGCGCCGGGGACTGTTTTAGAGGCTATTAGCTTTACGCTTGACCCGTCAAGCGGTGAAGTTTTAATAAATGAAGATTAGGAGGTTTGGTTATGTTACCAGCAAGCGCAATCAGCCGCGTTACTGGCGTTAATGTTGAATTTCGCAATTTTAACGCGGGCGGCGGCGGTTTTTTACCGCAAAGGCTCGCTGTCTTTGGCGTTGGCAATAGTGACGCGGAGTACAGCTTGCAAAAACATGAGGCGATAGGGAGCGCGGACGCTATCGCAAAACGTTACGGATATGGCTCGCCGCTCCACCTTGCGGCGCGTCAACTTTTCCCCATAAGCGGCGGCGGCGCAAATTTCCCCGTTACCTTTTTCCCGCTCCGCCCGCTTGAAACAGCCACCGCCTCGGTCGGCGCAATTTCCGCGGACGGAATTGCGGGCGCGGCGGGGAGCGGCACTGTTTACATCGGCGGGATTGCGGCGGAGTTTCCCATTGCAAAAGGGGCGACCCCTATCGAAGTGTTAGCCGCAATAAAAACGGCAATCACGACCAAACTTGAAATGCCCGTTACCGCCGGAGCCATCGAGGACGGCGAGCTTGCCCTTACTTCAAAGTGGAAAGGTGAAAGCGGCAATGACATAACTATCGAAATCGAAACGATAGTTACAGGGCTCACTTTTGGAATAACCGCGATGAGCGGAGGCGCGCTTGACCCCGATATAGAACCCGCCCTTATCGCAATCGGGCAAATTTGGGAGACTTTTATTCTCTCTTGTTTTTCATGGAAAAAACCAAGCCGCCTTGACCAATATCAATTATTTTGCGAGGGGCGCTGGAGCGAGCTTGAAAAAAAGCCGTGCATTGTAGCGCACGGGTCAACGGACGATTATGCGACACGCACCGCGCTCACCGATTTAAGAAAATCGGATTATGCAAACTTTTTAATTCAAAGCACCGGGAGCCGCGAGCTTCCCTTTGTTATTGCGGCGCGCGGGCTCGTATCGGATATAATGACAAACGCAAACGCCAACCCGCCGCTCGGCTACAGCGGAAAGCTCACCGGGCTTGCCGCAGGCGATGACAGCGCCCAAGAAAATTACATGACGCGCAATAACGCCGTGGCAAAGGGTGCAAGTACAAATATCAAAACAGGCTCGGTCGCGGAGTTAAACGACATTATAACTTTCTATCACCCGGACGGCGAAAATATCCCGCCGCGGCGCTATGTCGTTGACCTTGTCAAACTTCAAAATGTCGTTTTCAATTTGCGCATGATAACCGAGGCAAACGAAAAAAAAGGCGCACCGCTCGTACCGGACGCAACAGCGACAACAAACCCGCGGGCGGTACAGCCAAAAACGGTAAAAACCGAGCTTATGAACCTTTCGGTCGCGCTCGCCAAAGCCGCTATAATTTCAGAGCCGGAATTCACAAAAGAAAACCTCGTTGTCAAAATTGACAGC